GCCTCTGTGATCAACCCCTTAGTGAAGTTGTTCTCTACAGAGGTTGTAACCTGCTGGGGCACTATTAGTCTTTCACTTCTTTAATCTGTATATTACGCTTCTTGAAGTATTCATCTGCATGCTTCATCAAGGTCTTAAATGAAGTGAACTTATGTTTCAGTTGTTCTGGTAGAACACCCTTCTCATATTGAAAGCGCCATAGAGTTGTTGAGGTATCCATTACAGCGTGTAACTGATTGCTACCTGTAAATAGACTAGTATCAACTAGTCCAGTATTCTTCTTAGGAGACATCCCCTCAATAGGTTCTAACACTAGAACCCTATCTGGGCTACGCATCTTTGATTCCAAACTATCCACTTGGAGAATCCCATCCTCTGGTCTTGAAGTAACTTACCTGACTAGTCGGGAATCCAGGTCGTCTTCCGAAGTTAGGTAGTTGGTTAAAATATGAAGGTCTATTAACGGTAGCTTTATTCTTTTGTATTGCACTCCATCCACGCTTAATCTCTTGTTCAGCTTTGGGATGGACTGATTGCTTCAGCTCAAAGTAAGCTAGAGCTTTAGCTTCATTCAGCAATAGAGTGAACTGATCATCATCTAGATTGGGAATGAAGTTATCTTCCATCAAGAAGATGGGAATAACTCTACCCCAAGCCATGGTCTTACTGGCCTGTAGAGTATTCTCCTGAGTACTATCGTAGCCATCGAAGATGACGTTGTAGTTGCTCAGGATAGTACAATACTGAGGTTGCTTATCGTTCTTATAATAGAAAGTATAAGTACCTGGGAAACCGTTTATATCATTGGTAAAGATGAAGCTTTCAACATCATTGTTCTCTGGGTTGAAGCTATTGGTCATATCAATGAACTGTCTAATGGGTAGAATAGTAACATATTCATAACCTGGTACGGGAGGTTGTACATCTCCAGGAGTAGATACGATATCTACGTTGATGTCATGAGTACCCGTAACAGCTTCGTTAATGATATTGGTATTGAAGTACTTCAGCCATTTGATTTCGGCTACACCATCTGGGACATACATCATTACAGGTACATCTGAGTCCAAGGATGGATCCAGTTGTATCAGTTGATCATGTTCAGGTAGATTAACTCTGTTGACAATATCCCGATATTTCTGTCGGACGATATTAGCAACCTGCATAGACTCAGCAGTATCTGAGATACTATTAACCTCGTCTGAGGATAGTGAACTCAAAATATCTTGAGTGATATCTAAGAGAGTCATTTGCATTATTTACGATTCCACATATTTAGTCCAATATTGCCCAAGAGAAACACAGCAACAGTGTAAGGATACCATTCTAGGCTAGGAGGGAATGAGGCTACGTGCCACATATACGGTTGCCAAGAATTCTCGGCAATCATTGTGTCCCAGCCAGTTAGAGCTACTTGAGCTACGGCTGGGAAACAATATAGATCTCTCATTAGACGTAGAGCTATGTCGTCTTGAGTAGTCTGTATAATCTGAGCAGATACTTTGGCTTCTTCAACCTCTGTGTTCCGCTCTACTGTCAAGGTACCTAACTTGGTATCTTGAAACTTAGTGAAGATAGAAACTATACCCTGGATTATAGGTCCGATGATGGGTAGAAAAGCTAACATTATCCGTTAATCACTGGACTGTTACGCCGTCTAGCCAGTTCGTCTATACAACCTTTACCGAAGGTAGTTGCCCCTAACCATATTACTTGGTGACGAGAGAAACCAGTATCCACATTCAAGGAGAATAGAGGGGACCAGTCCATTGCACCTGCAGCGGCTATGACGAAGCCAGAGAGCATTGTAGCTCTGGCTAAGAAGATAGTCTCTGAGTACTTAAACCAAGCTTTAACGTGCTGAAAAAATGTTGTCGGTGGGGGCGGTAACGGGACCACTAACAATTGTTGGTCTCGTGATGGTTCTAACACCAGCTGTTCCGGCTGCTGGGGTATCTCCATCGGAAGTTCCACTTCCATCAATTTTTCCTCGAATGTGATTTATATCTAATTTAATGTTGCTGATATCATGTTCTACACCAGCCCAACCACGTTCACCAACGTAGTACCCCATTAGACCAGAGAAGAATGAGAAACCAACAACTAACCAGAAGCAGGTTGAATATTCAATCATGCAGTGTGAACCTTAAGTGACTGATTGTATTCATAGACGGTATAACCAATGAAGGTTACGATTATAGCTGCCAGAGTACCAGCAATGATCCAAGGCCACCAGTGATGTGGGCTGGCGATAACAGCAGCACCACCTGCAGCAGCCAGACCAGCAACCGGACCAGCAGCGGAGGTATCAGGCTTCAAGAACAACTTCTTCTCCAAGCTTCTGCGTTTAATCAAACCAGCAGAAGGAACTAGCTGTCCTTCGTGACGGACATTGGTGTACAACATCAGTCTATTGGCTGCGTCATCGTAGTCCTTCTTATTCAGAGAAGTCAGTACGGAAGACTTAGCCAGAGATCCAGTATTCATCTGGAAGCTAACCAAGGCATCGAACTGGTTCTGAGACAGAGGAACCTTGACTAGTTTATTAACTTCATCTTCATATTTCTTTAGATCAGTTGACAGAATGCTGTCAGCCTGAGTCTTAGTGATTACCATGCCGGGAGTAACTTGAGGGGCTCCAGCACCATTGGTGTGCCCGTAACCAATGGTAAGAGTTCCTACTGGCTTACCGCCTACGGGAACTACATGGTCATTAGCATCGTCATAGGCTTGAAGGATACAACCTTCAAACTGTTCAATTAGTCGTCGTCCATTAGGAGATGTTTTCATTTTACTTTCCATTGTTAAAATTCATATGCGGATACAGAGCAATTTACAATTGACGCTACGCCACCGCTGCCAGCGCCATAAGCTACGTCCATCCAGATTGGAACTCCTGGAGTTAGTCCAGTAATAATAGCAGACAAACTAAAGGGCCAGTTTCCTGTGATTCCCAATCCATTTCCCACTAGATTCTGAGTCATCAGAGTTCCAGTCAAAGCAGACGCAGAGCCTGGAGCCGCTCCAGTGCCCCATCTAAGAGCTACCTTAAAGCTTTGTCCAGCTGTGTTATTGGAACCTGAACCGATGAAGGTCACGAATACTCTACTACTATAGACAGGCATGATGGTAGCAACGGAACCAAAGCCTGCCATCAATCCTGTAGTATTGGACGTAGCAGGGGGACTAGTTAAATTAGATTGTACAGTAGCTCCGCTATTGGCTAGTTTGATTACACCAGCGGAACTAGTTACACCATTACCGGTTGTAATGGCACCAGAGGTACCGTCAATGCTAGCAACACCAGCAGTGACAACGTTAGCCTGCACAAAAGCAGTAGTAGCTAACTGAGTACTATTGTCTCCAGCAGTAGCTGTTGGAGCAGTGGGTACACCAGTAAAGGCAGGGGAAGCTAGAGGGGCTCTAGAAGTATCTGTGGGATGTACGTGATCTGAGCGAGAGAATCTAGTACTAACTCCGGGAGCAGCTGTGCCACTAACTAGTGGAGAGCTATTGCTACCTTGGTTGAGTACGAAAGATGTACTGGCTATCTGATCTGTATTAGTATCTACAGTCGCAGTTGTAGTATGTGGAGATCCAGTCAATGTGGGAGACACAGACCTAACCATTGTGCCTGTACCCGTGGGAGTACCAGCAGCCCAGGTTAGACCTAGATTACCAATTGTAGTGACTGGAGAATTAGTTACAGTGAAGTCATCAGTGGGCGCAGTCAGACCAACAGAAGTAATTGAGTTAGTCCAATTAGCATCGTAATCAGCGTTGCTACGCTTAGCCAGGACCTGTCCAGTTGTACCACCTTGCGGTAGAGTTTCGATTGTTCCTGAACCAATGAACTGAGCTAGGTCAACTAGTCTCAGAGGAGAATAAGGACCACTGGGATTAGGTAGATTGAGTATCTGGAAACTATTCATATCCAGATTAGCTTCCATACTATTGGGAGCACTACCATCTAGGGACAACGTATTATCCATGGCAGTTACAATAGCTTGACTATTATCGTTAATGATTTTAACGGCAGTCGTCTCGTTCTGAAGATTAGTCAGATCATCTAATATAAGTTTAGGGGTTGTCATACTATGCTCAGAACGCCATTGTTATTCCAGACAGTACCAGCTGGTAGACCGGCATTGGATGTGGGAACATTTGTTAATAGTAAGTTAGATAGATTTAGGATTTGAAATCCATTCATATCTAGGTTGGCACCCATCGTATTAGGAGAAGTGCCATCCCTAGATAATGTGTTATTCACGGCCGCAACAATGGCTGCATTGTTACCATTAATAGTAGCAGCTGCTGTCGTAGCATCTATTAGATTTTGGACGTTAGCCAGTGTTACTTTGTCAGCCATTGTTAACCTGAAGTAGTTACGTTAACCCACGTGGTAGAACCAGTGCTATTAACATAGAGACGTGTAGAAGTGCTGCTTCCAGTTAGGTTGATATAGACAGAGCCTTTGGGAGCAGTAAATGTTGGAGCTCCTGTACCAGCACAGATATAAGGCTGTGTGGCAGCAGGAATAGCTACGTTGGTCATACTATCGAACGACAGACGCATAGCGTCCTGAACCTCAGTATTTCCAGTCGTATCCATCAAAAGAGTAGGAAGAGACATGTTATCCTTTCTAGAGAAATAGGGGAGCCTAGGTTCTCCCCTAAGTCCTTACTGAGTGATCGTGCCGTAGCCGCGATAGCGAATACGAACCTTCACTCTACCAGCAGTGTAGGTACCCGCAGCCAGAGCTGTCAGATACGCACCACCTTGAGTAAAGGCAATCGAAGTTCCCACGCCACCACCAACGCCGGTCACACCTACGAGGTAATCCTTACGCTGACCAGCAGTAGTATGGTCCGCGATGGGAGCAGCCGATAGGAATGTCGTGTTAGAGTAAGTGCCAGAGACCGTAGAACGATCCATGCCCATAGTACCTACGCTGAACGAGGTACCGCCAGTCGCACCGACTTCGGTATCCACTTGAACCGATTCAATGAAGCAGTTCGAGGGAAAGAAAGTCGTATTCGACTGAACGACGGGGGAAGTAGTTAGAGTAGTTAAATCGATGGTCATCTCAATCTCACGGGTATCTCCGTAGACTAAGTAATCACCAGCGACTTCGGGGACAGCCTTCTGCGTGCCATACTGCACGTAGAGACCGTCAGAGTTTAGCCAAGAACCACCAACCATGTTGTTTCCTTTCTATTAGCTAGGCACAACAGAGGTGCTGGTGAGGATGGTGACCATGTTCTCTGGCCGATATAGCTTGAAGCCATATTCAGCAATCGTCAGATACTCTTCCTGCTGGAGGTCTTTATTGAACTCCGAGTAGACAGTGGGATTCTGACGGAAGCCACCGATCCAGGGACAGGTGTCACCGGGGGTAGCGGAGAAGAAGTAGTTAGCCACACCGCTCGTCACGGCCACGGTATTGATGGTTTCCGAGATACCACCGGGAAGGTAGTTGGAAACATAGATATCAAATCCGAAGACGTTGAAACGGAACTTGAAGCCAGTCACAATGCCATCACGGGCCACGTCCGCCCACATTTGCTGTGGTGAGAGTAGGTTAACCATGTTAGCCTGTGTAGCCAAAGTATAGGCCACTGAAGGGTCAACAACCGCACAGAGGTTCGTCAAAGGCACGTTAGCCTTAGTCAGAGCGTACTGTGCCCGAGCGAAGTCAGCGATGGTGATGGACTGGCCAGTGCCAGAGCCCACCCAACGGTGATCTGCTGTGTTGATGATGTTGGGGCTTGATGCAGTTTGTCCAGAATTCGCAACGGCAAAGATGCGAGTTTCAACAGCTTCCATCAGAGCACGATGCTGCCGAGGCACGAAGGCCGCGATCACATCCGCACTGTAAAAGCTATCTCTCTTGAACTTTTCCGAGATTGCGTTAGCCGAATACTTGTACTGGTCGAACGAGAACTGGAAGTTACCAGTGTCGAACTGATTGTACTTGACTGCCTGATTCTCATTGAAGTCAGCAGTTTCAGCTTCACCAATCGAAGGAATATTCAGAGTATAGCCATCAGGGAAGTCCTGAAGGATTCTGACAAACTTCATCGCATTCAGATCGTCGAGCAGGAGTTCCTTGATCTGGCGAGACCAAAGTTGCGTCCTGACGAGATACTGATTGTTCATGTCTGTAAAACCAGCCATGTGAAGTTATCTCCTTTAATTAATATTAATCCTCAGGCAGACCGAAGTCCTTGCCAAGGGCAATGGCATCGTTATGCATTTGGATAGCGATTTTAGGGTCCAGATAAGCTCTGGGATCTCTTTTGTTCAACTCCTGGTAATAATTCCAATCTCTCTTCGGAGCTTGTGGTGCAAACCGATCTGGTCGCTGCTGAGAGCGGGGAGGTGGATTATAACCTTCTTGACGAGGTGCTTCGTCCAATCCAAATGTCTTAAAGAAGACATGAGGATGATTCTTAGCTAGATCGTCTGTGAACTGTTGGTCGAGACCTAGAGTATCCATTCGTTGTTTAAGAGCAGCTGTGGCGTTGTCACCGAACTGTTCTTTAAGTTTAGTTTTAACGAGACTGAAGTTCTGGGCCTGCTTATTCTGCAGTTCTCTTTGGGAGATCTTTTGTTCCAGAAGATGTTCAATCTCTTCAAACTTTAAGGAGGGCTGGTTCTGTTCCCCTTGGTTAGGCGGGGTAGTATCCGGGTTAACGAGAGACTTTTCATGACGGTCAATCAAGTCCTGTAACGAGGCCTTCGCTTGCGCTTCCTCGCGGAGGCGTAGGTAGTCATTGCGAATCTCATCCATTCTAGCATTCTGTGTCTTGATGTAGAGATCAGATTCGACTTTAGCTTCGAGAATCTCTTCTGGAGTTTTAGCTTTCCATTTGTTTCTCAGAGCTTCACGTTCTGCAGCTAGGTCAACTGTATTAGTGTTGTTGTCGTCTATTAGGCTGTCAGCCATTAGTTTTGTCCTTTGGGTCTAAAGTGATTAGTTTTGTAAAATCAGCTAGGCATTGCTTATATCCGTTAGCGTGTGCCTGCTTATAGGCCCAGTTAGGCGAGTCATATGCCTTGGGACTAATTTCTTGTGCCTCTACGGAGGCTTTAGAATCTCTGATCATTTGCAGTAAGTGATCAAAGACCCACTTAGCTCGCTGCAGAGATTGTTCAAATTTCTTCTTTTCTTCTTCAGTCTTGAGATGCTTGGTCCAAGCAGTGATCATCCATACACACTGATTAAATAGATCGCACCTATAACTATACCTAGAACTGTTAATCCGGTAGTTAGCAAAGCTAGTTGGTCACTTTGATTGGTCATTAATATCCTTTGACCTTCTTATCTCTTTTCTTGTCTTTCTTGGAGCCTTCTTTAATTCCAAGTTTCTTATCTCGGGCCATATCGACCTTCTTAGCTATAGACATTGCCATTATTGTGTTCCTAATGTTCCCGTAGGCGTAGCATTCGCGGGAGGGTTGCGTTGAAGTCCCAGACCGGGTTTAGCCTGTGCTGGAGGTGGGGCGAAGTTTCCTTGATGGTCGACGTCATAGTCGTTGCCCATTCCTGTAGCTGTTCCCATCTCTTGATGGAGTTGTTCCTGCATAGCCTGAACATATCGTTGTCCATCAGCTTGTTCAGCCAATTGGATGTAGGGAGTGACTGCTCCGTAGTCTTTGAGGTCGAAGACGTTTTCGAGTATCTTAGCCAAGACAATTCCGGAGAAGTGAGGATTGACAGTAGCCCAGAGATTCGAACCTGTGAGTGCGGTAAGATTCTGCACGAGCTCAGCTTGCTCAGCAAAGTGTCGTGCTCCGATTGGCTTAATTCTGCCAACTCCTGTGATGTCATCGACTGTAAGGGTTTGGAACGTTGTGATATTGAGGTCATTATCAAACACCTTTATTGTAGTTGCGCCAGAGAGGTTTCTACGTGCTAGTTCAAGCATGTAGTTCAAAATCATCTCCAAGACCTGCTCGGAGAACTGATTAATCTTATTCTGGAATAGCCTAGACGAAGCGTTCTCTAATCTCTGGACTTCATACTTCGTCTTTTCACCGGGACTTCGTATACCCATGGCCTCTTTTGGAGCTCCCGCCATCTCTTCCATTTGAGTGGCTAGATTACCAATCTCCATGTTGGATTGCATAATCTGTACTTCAGGTTGTACAAGCTCTACGTCTCCTTCTTCAGAGACGAATATCTTTTCTCCTGGCTGCCAGACATAGTCTTCTACGAAGCCTTTGACCTTCTGGACTGGATATGTAACCAAGTCCCAGATGTCAGCTTTCATGTTCTCTACGTGATCCATGCGGTATTGCATACCGACTAGATTGTCCAGAGGACCCATGCCCCAGAGGTTATCTTGTTTACGTCTCCACGGAGAATGGACGATCGGAGGATAACCGAAGAAAGAAGGATTCGGTTTGTTATTGATCAATTTATGACGATCTACAACCGTAATTACACGATTCTTTTCGAAGTTATCGTTGTACGGATCATACCAGTCACCGTAGAAAGTTAGTATCTCGACTGTATCTGATTGTAGATATGCACGGAATGAAGTGAAGCCATCCATTGCATAGAGGCGATCTTTCTGTAGCCAGTCACCTTGAAACTGAGCTGCGTGAAATCTAATCTCTTTCAGGTACTTATAGAGTTCTTCGTATTCCTTTTGATTCTCATCATTGGACATACGCTCCAGAAGTTCCTTTAATTCTCCCATTGAGATAATAGATCGAATGATCTTGGGGGAAGACATGAAGTTGTCTGCTGTAGGATTGAAGACGATATCCAGAGGAGATATACGTCTGACAGACGGTCCTACATAACCTGCCTGTGTTTTATCTTTCTGTTCAACTCTCTGATCAACCCATTCGACTGTGGCGAAGCAATTGCCAAAGTCAATGTAGTCCTGGATGATCTTCTCAATCTCGGACTTGAAGTTAGGTTGTTCAATTGCCCAGGACATATAGTTGACGATAGCATCTCGCTTGGCCACATCTGCAGAGTCCTGGTCATTAGCTTCCCATACCAGCCACTTACGTTTGGGGAATAGAGTTGCAATGTAATTGGCGAATAGATTATCTCTGATCTGACAGAGCTTTGGAATGGTAGTCTTATTCTTCCATGGTAACTGAGCGTTGGTTGTACTGGTGGTATCAGTGGCATAGACGTATCTACGGACTTCTTCCCATTCAGTCTTCTTAACCTGACGGAGAGTATCCCACTGTATGTATTTCTCAGTTAATCTAGTTGCTAGTTGATCAGGAGAGATTACACTCTCAAGAGGAATTACTTTACCAGTCATTAATGGTAACCAATTCCAAATAAAACATCACGAAGATGCCATACTAAGAAGGCAACTGCTGCTATTGCTAAAAGACTGCCTATTGCTTTGAATGCATCTTTCACGCTACACCACCGAATTTCGAATGGTAATTATATGAAGGTTGTATATCTTTTCTCATTCTAAATAAATCTAATGGTGCAACTGCGAAATCTATTGCAGATGCAAGAGCATCCTTTACGTCATCGTGAGCGGGGTTGGAATAAATCAATTCTTCTTCTAGAACTTGACAATTACCAGACTGATAGTGCCATATCTGCTTATTAGCGTATTTAGGTTCCAGAATGGCGAAGATTCTTTCTTCCTTGGAGCCTAGCCACCTAGATGGTCTATATTCGTCTACTGAGAGAGACAAGCCATTGGGGCGGATATAGTTTTCTTTTAGATCGTTGACTATGACCTGTTGAGCTACGCTGACCTCGGCTCTGATCTTTCTGAATCCCCATTTCTCATATAGCTTTAAGATATGAGAGAAGTATTCGGAGATCTTAGTTGTTCTGAAACGATCTATCTCTAGAACATAGTAATTACTGCGCCCGTCAACACCAAGCACCACAATACTCGTGTAGTCAGAGGCTTTTCCAGTTGAGTAGGCAAAGTCGACAGAGGCAACCACATTGAGTCGCTCTCTCTTGAAAAACCACTGATAGTCTTTCCTAAATAAGTAGTTCTGGTCGTAGTACTGGAAGAGGTCTCGTTGTATCGGGGATGAATCCACATCGTGTGGATCGTTATAATATTGGGCCCGAAAATGTACCTTGTTAAGATATTGCGCTCTCTTCTTCGCGAGAATGTCAGAGTCAAATCCGAACCATTTTCCATCTGATCGCTGTTGTTTAGGCCAAAGATATTGTCCAGTTCCATCTCCGGCTGTCTCGACGGGGTATTCTTTGCTGTCGAAGAGAGGTGTTGCTTTAACCACGTTCCCCAAGTCATCATATTCATCCACTTCCATTTCAAGCAGATTAGAGTACAGATCTTTAGGATGGTATCTAGTTCCTACCACCCATTCCCTTGCATTAACGGTTTCAATGGAAGACAGTAGAGAATATTGATCAATTACTTTCGATCTTCCTTCTTCGAGGTAAGCATTGCTTTGAACCACCACGTCATCAAGGACGGCAATATCGCAATGCATACCAACAATGTTACTAGTAAGTCCCGCAGTAAAGATGGACGGATCACGGATGGACTCCTCTCTGCGTCGAGGATGGTCTAATGAGATTTCTCTCTCAGTCCACTTTTCTCTCTTAGCTTCTTCTTGTAGAACCATATCTGGCCAATAGAGCCTATATGAGTCATCGGTAAATATATCTTTAATAAACTTCAACTGCTTAGTAGCAAGATTGGAAGTAGACGAAATATACAATACTCGGAGAGTAGGATCTTTCGTCAACTCCCAGGCTACACGGTACGCAATCAAAGCTGACTTCATGTGATCTCTAGGCAATAGCAGAAGTTGATGAGACTTCGCCTCCTTTGAGGTCCACCAAGATATGACTTCTCGGTGGATATTGCCTAAGAGTCGTTTAGGATGAACTAGGTTTATGAAAGATTCTAAACTTTGTTCAGCTAACTTACGCCGTTCGTCTCTTGCAATCTGTAGGTCAGATTTTTTCTTAGCCATTAACCGTGGTAGAAAGCACCAGCATCCTTTGATTTGGGATTGAGCCAGCTAAAGGTTTTACCATAACCGATTGCAGGGCTTCCAGAAGACAGGGTAAAGTCACTGCCATTGGGCTTAGTATCCATGGTGCCTGAAGACGTCTTACCAACGTTAGTCCACATTGGATCAGTATTCATCTTGTTAGCTGTGGATGGATAGACTTGGCCATTGTATGGACCATCAATATCCTTGCCACCGTTAACTGCCTTGGTGATGTTATTAAACCAGCAATCTTGAGTCCAAGTAACTTGAGTACCTGCATTGTGGGTTGTAGCCACAGTTCCCAGATAACCACGCTGGACAGTCAAGGTTGTAGTTCCCCAACCACCGGTCACCAGCATTAGCTCTGAACCAACGGAGATCATATTACCACCGGGTAGAGAATACTTGGATGGAGATAGAGGAATACCTGCTGAACCACCGGGGAAGTTAGCCGCAGAGGCAATTCCGATGGAAGTAGCTGTAGAAGTGATATTACTACTCAGAGTTGACGAGAATGCTGTGTTATATCCGAATGGACTCATAGCAGAAGCATTGGACAGAATACCTGAGCCACCAACTGCATAAGAGACGTTATTGACAATGGTATTACCGAAGCTTAGTACAGTATCAATATTAGCTCTCATGGTACCGGTATAATTGGTATCCATGTAGTTATTGTAGAGACTGTTGTTGGCTACGGTAGCATATTCAGATCTGAAGATGTGAATACCACCACCACCGTTGTTATAGACATTATTGAAGGCGATTAGAGTGCCCTGGAGATAAGGTTTAGCTCCTGAAGTACCATCCCAGTTAAAGGTATCTAAAATAATACCATTACCATCGGTAGCTCCGCTTCCAACCATGTGGTTGTTGTAGACTTCGTTCCACATGATGTAGTTATGGAACATGCCTTGAGTATTGCCAGTGATGGGATTGTTTTGATCGTCTGCAGTTAGAGTATAGTTAGACACAGCAATCGGAGTATTGATGCCGATTCCTGAGCCTTGTGCTCCGCTATCTACATCAGGTGCCTGACAGTTGTTATGTACTCTATTGTGGATGGCATAGAAGAACTCACCTTCACTGAAGGCAATACCAGCCTGTCCATAGCCAGAAACATCACAGTTCATTACCCAAACATGATGGGCTGTGAATGTATAGGAGTTATCTCCGTTAAAGATATTAACAGCAACACTCCAGAGACCCTGAGCAGGAGAAGCCTTGAAGGTAAATCCATCCAGCATCACGTAATTAGCAGAAACCTGGATAGCACCTCTATTACCGGGATAACCGGTGTTGGTTATGATGGCCTTACCTAGTTCAGTTGAACGATAGACAACGTAACCACTTGCAGAAGCTGAATTACCACCATGAGTGATGTTCACACCATCAGCATAAGTACCTGGCATGACATTGATTACGGTTCCCGCTGTAGGAGCCATGGAATTGGCTTTGGACAGCGTCTTCCAAGGTTTAGTCTGACTTCCGTCCCCCGTAGAGTCATTACCGGTGGGAGACACATACCAATTCTTGGTTGCCTTGTAATAAGGCGCATTGAATAGGTCTAAACTCGGACCAGGAACCTCAGTACCCGAAGTTACAGGAGGAGGAGTTGTGGGAGGCGGTGTAGTGGTCGGAGGAGGCGTAGTAGTTGGAGGCGGAGTTGTCGTAGGAGGAGGCGTAGTCGAAGGGGGTGGCGTAGGGTTCCTTCTATTCCTCAGAGCCTGTAATAGTTGTTCAAAATACTGTTCTAACTGATACAAATTCATTTATTTCCTTCGGGTTCTGATTTCTTTGTCAACTGTTCGTTTAGTTTTGCAATAACTTGATATACATCTCTGAATGGCATCTCACCTAGAGCTCTGCCAATTACCTGGATGTCAGTATCATTAAAAGTGAGAGTATGTTCGGTCATGTTAGCGTAAATGTCTTTGTGGTTGCACCGATGCGCATTTTAATGTTGGTTCCATCATACCAGATGTCTCCATCTGCGGGAGAAGTGGGAGCAACGCCGGGTGCTAGTTTAAGAGGAGCACGAGCTGTGGTTCCAGCAGCTGCGCTGAGAGTATTAGCTATGACGTTGAAAGAACCATCAATCTTATAAGTCCCTGCTGGTCCCTTGATGATTGAGTCGGATATTGCTGTGTAATTAGATAGATCGGCAAAGCCAGCAATTGTACCACCAGCACCGGGGGCACTGGGAACAGCACTACCGTGGCCCCAGCAACCAAACCACCAACCTGTGGAAAGTTTCAGAGATGGGAAGCTATCGTAGCCTCCATCGGTCATCAGGTAATTCCAACCAGTAGCACCACTAGCTGATCCAGCGACAATTTCTATTGCTGTATCGACTACTTGGGGAGCTATAGTGCTGCTTCCATTCATGATCAGCGATAGAGCTCTCATGGTATTGGAAGATGAAGTACCTTCTCTGGAAACACCTACTTCGATTCCTCGAATGCCTGAAATATTAGTGGCAGCACCAAATGTAGATGCTTTAACGTTTAGACCATAGAGATTTCCTCTGGCACCGGCTACACCCGCCGTTCCGCCGAAGCTTTGATTAGTGTGACCATAGATTACGACTGGAGTATAGTCATTACCAACATCTGCAGGGGCAGCGTTGATGTTTAATTCAAACTGACCTAGAATACGGCCTTTCTTGAAATTAGCTCCACCGCCTACGGCATTCCAATAGTGATGGATGACACCATTGGTGGCACCACTTCCATCTAGATTATCTCCATTACATTGATAGAGATTATAGATGGCAAATGTACCAGTATCCGTGGATGTACCGGTTACAGTGTATTTATTCCAGATTTGCCCTGTAGTAGCAGAAGAAGTTGAGCCTGTTCCATAGGCAATTACCTTGGTACTATTAATACCTGAATACAGAACTGAACTTAATGTAGTTCCATCAATTACATTGTTACTTGGACCTACAGCTACGATGGCAGTATTGGTACCAGTAACTATCGATTTTCCATAGAGTTCCGTAAAATTAGAATTACATTTACCAAATGCTATGCGGTCCTGATCTCCAGTACCATCATTAGGCGCTGTGCCTAAACCTATAACCTGTTGTGTCACCTAGAGTAGTCCGCTGTCATAATAGTTGAATCTGCTGTTTTATATGTTGTATCTGAACGATAGTCTCCCATTAATAGGAAGCCATCTGCTCCATAGAGACCGACACCATCTGCACCTGTGAGAAAGACACCAATATCTGGATTAGGAGGTGGTGGGACTGGAACGTAGGGAGTTATGATTCCAGGGGTAACTGGATGCCTGGATGTCTTACGAGAGACAACCATTATTTGGCTACCCAGCCTGTAGTTGTACCGTTACCGCTTTCCTTGACATAAATAGACGTCCCTGTGCTACCATCTGTACGCTGGTAGATGGTTCCAATATTGGCTGACCAAATACCTGCGGGAGCTCCAGCTCCAATGAGTATTTCCGGAGAGTATACGATCTTGCCCACCGTGGTTGAGTCCACAACCTTAGTCCATGTATATTCTTGACCATAACCACTTATAGATATGGCACCTATACCTTGACTAGCTGGACCAACGTTTAGATTAGTGCCGGTTACGGCATTGTTAACCATGTTAAATCGAAGACTTCTACCAGCTTGAATGTTTATTCCACCTCCAGTGCCAACAGATATGTTTCCACTGGTAACCGTTATATTGAAGAGATTTAATCCTGCGGTAGAATTGGGAGCTTTGATGGTAAATGCATATTGACCAGCTGGAGGTGCAGTTAGTTCCAACATATCGAATTGAACGGCGTTGATATTGCCGGTCATAGTGCTATCTCCGATGGTTAGGAGATCACTATTGATTTGTGGATTAGAATTAGCAAAACCTTCAACTCTTAGAATCTGAAACTTCAATTGACCCATGGCAGAAACGGTATTTCCATTTCTGATGACCATTCCAGGTCCATAAGAACCGAATATGTTGATATTTCCGAAGCCAATCTGATTGGTGCTGACATCAGTACCTGAAGAGGTTATCTCCCAAGAGGCTATGCCTGTGTCTCCACAACGGTTTACACGTACATGGCCAAAATAGCTCTCACCCATGTAGGCATTGGGAGCATTCTTGACTGAACCCCAGTAAATACCTCTGCCTTTCATATAAGCGATCTGAACATCGTCCATGTAGACCAGATCATTACGATCATAGAAGACTAGACCATTCTGAGTATTAGTAGTTGTACGGTCTCCGTTAATGGTCAGGCCTTTAACGATTACACCGGCTCTGTTGACGGTATAATCAAAGGTATTGACACCTTGGGCGGTGCCCATCCAACAGTCAGACCAAGAGAAGACATCTCCACTTAATCCTTTATCAACTGCTATGATGCTTTTGAGATGACCATCTCCGATTAAGCTAATTGGATAGCGTAGGGTAGCGTGATTAGTTACGTATTTATACATTCCCGCTGGGAAGTACACTACGTTTGGAACACCGGCAGTGAACTTGGCTATGGCAGCGTCTATGGCTGCGTTAATAGCCAGAGAATCATCAGTGACTCCATCCCCCTTAGCTCCATAACTCTTAACATTTACCCTATCTGTTAATAGAGGTTCAATATCAGTTACGGCTATTTGTCGTGAAGAAGTCATTATGGAATACTTGCAACTTTAAACTGAACTACGGGGATTGTGGTCACAGATACTTGTTCTGTGAAACTAGCTGCAGTTAAGTCAGGCCAAGTTCCAAATGTTTGGGAGACACCTAGACCGACGAATGTGCCTGGACCTGCAGCAATGCTATTAGCCTGTGTTGCACTACCAATTATGGAAGCTCCTGCTAGTGAAGTACCGCTGAAGGCAACTGCAGTGGCTGTGCCATTATCCATGTTAGTGGCTTGCCAGTACATACCGGGAGTTAATTGAACATTTACAGCTGCGTTTACGTTACCAGTGGCTGCTGTGGTTATGCTGGCTGTGGAAGCTAGAGCAGTTCCCGTGGGACGACCTGTAGCAGCGTTATTTGCATATATGGCACACTGAATATTACCACCAGCTGCTAGAGTGGTTAAACGTACACCCAGAGCATTTATGGTTATTGTATTTGTAACGAAGAATGGATGGAGTCTAATTGAATTAGCTCCGGGGACAGCACCAACTGCGATACTGGACTCAGAGGGCATTAAGCCAGTGTACCAGTTACCAGCTACGTAGATTGGAGTGATGATTCCCTTAGCTGAAGTATATAGTTCAGTGAAGTTAGAATTAGTTTTAGTGAAGGCAGTTCTACCCGGATCTCCGGTACCGTTGTCTGGAGCTGTGCCTATGTTAATTGTTTGTTGAGCCATTGAAATCCTTAGACAGAACCGCCATCTGCGGTGCGGTGAGTTGTATCAGCTGTGATTAAGGTACTATCTGCCGTCCAATCTGTGGTTGGGGTCAGAGACCCAGAGACAGCCGTAACATATAGACCTGAATTATTTGAACCTGTAGTTGAGACGTACAGGGAGCCATCTGGGGCTCTGGAGTTAATTACATTACCTGGGGATACCGTTACGTACCATGCTCCACATGGATGGTAAGCTCCCACATAGCCAGTTCCAGGAGAGACAACAACATTTAAACTGCCATCGGCAGCGTTGAGTCCGGTGTACGTGGAACCGTCTACGACGGTTACGTTCATACTGCCATTGGCAGCGTATCTACCTACATAAGCCATTTAGACACACATAGTTCCAAAATGCCATCCAGCAGCTAAGCAGTGATGGTGGTTAGCCCAATGATAAAATAGAATACTATAAATTAGACTAGTCAAATAGATCATCCTTGAACTACTAGTCCCTGTCCATGACGAAGTTCGTCGATGTGGCGCTCCAACATAACTAGACGGCTATCTTGAACAGCCACTTGAGTTAATACCTTGCCTAGTTGTGCAACGACTTCAGTCATGGAACGTTGGTTTTCCTGAAGGCTCCGCATATCATGTTTTAGGATGTTGATATCGGTGCGCATTGCGTAGAAAAAAGCAACCGCAGCCGCCGTATAGACGACGGTCTGCAGTATGCTTCCAATTGTGATCGTGTATTCCAAGATCATATAATTCCCCGGTAGACCTTGGTCTACACGTGGGGTTTACGAGCTGGCTTGCGCCTGCTGAGGGGTCACAGGGGTATTGGCAGTGACCGCGTCCTGGATCTTCTTGGTGTTGGCCTGGATACCGGCAACGACCTGGTCCAGCTGAGCGGGATCACCAGAAGCCTGGGCATCCTTGAGCTGCTGAACGATCTGGTTCAGAAGGGTGATGATGGAATCATCGACCGAGGACTCCTGGGCAACTGCATTGGTGACGTCTTGAATTGTAGCCATTAAAAATTTTCCTTGTTTGATTATGAAATCGAGTTTCCACTCGATGCGATTGAGTTGTTCTCTGTGGGAGAACATTATTCGGGCATTACGGAGAATGCTATGCTAACCACACCCAGGGGGACAACCAGAGCGGGATTAACAAATAGACATACAGCAGCAGCTACGCCAGCAATGACGGCTACGGCTAGTTTAACGAAATGGAAGACTGTTCCCATTATTTATTTCCTTGGTTGGGAATTGAGAAGTTACGATGATCATTGGTATCACGATTATCGTTGTTGGTCTTCACGGTATCACCACCGACGGGTTGACTTGTCGGACGGTTGATTTCTTTGTCGAGTTCAGCTTGCTGCCGCTTGGCAACTTCGTCTCGCTGCTTGTTTGCAAGCTCAACTTGCTTTTCGTGGAGCGCCTTTGCACGGGCTTGTTCTTTGACGGTTGGGTCGCTGGGTGGTGCGATTCCGACCCGAACAGCTTTGACATCATCGTCTGAAACTGTGTCCACGCTGTCGTATTGTGAGGGGTGTCGTTTCTGGAGGGACTTCTTCTCGTCTTCCGTGAACTTGACATCTGAAAGTTTGACGTTCTCATGGGTACCATCTTTGTATTGGATATTGATTGTTTCGGGGGTATTGGCCATTGAGTTGGGGCCAACGATTGATACCTCCCGGTTCTTATAAATTGCCATATAGATTATTTCTTCCTCTTGGGTTTACGTTTAAAGCCATCTGTAGCATAGTAAGCTACCACCTGTTTCTTGGTGAAGGTCCTACCTGACGGTGATTTATAAGTTCCGTTACTTTGTTTCTTAAATGGCATTGATTACTCTTGTAATCTGTTGGGTTTTAAGACCTTAGATTTAGCAATAACTTCCTTAGTCTTTTGTTCTGTTAACAGTTTCATTGATTGTTGACCTAATAGAACTTGAAGAACTAAGATGCCTCTTTGGTCTAAGTCTTCAATTAATCCCTCTAAAGTACTTTCTTTTGGTACAATCATTGACATGGACGTAATAATAACATATAACTACGTACTATGTCAACCTTTATAGGAGTAGAGATGAAAGAGTTACATAGTTTTACCAATGAACTACAGGGTAAGATCTTAAAGGGAGTTATCCTCACAAACGTGTTATTGGTCTATTTGGACGTCTTCATGACCGTAAAGTTAACCTTCCTGGCTAAATGACCCAACCATTTGATTTAAAATACCGTTTAAATGCCATTAGAAGGCCACTGGTGCGTTTAAACGGTGTGTCCGCTACCACCCTAGCTTAATGCATATAAAACTCACCAGTGAGGCTGTAAATGGATTTAAAGACATATAACCTAATTATGGCAGAATATCAATGGTTTGAGGAAATCTTCGATATCTGGTTCGATTGGGATAAATATTATGATTTATAAATTTTGGCGAGATAAATTTTAGGTGTAATTCATTGCGGACTTTGGACCCCCGGCACCCCCACATTGAGTTATTTGGCATGCCAGATGCCACGGAATCGATAAAACTCTTTACTTGCAACTCATTCTCATTATCAATGTACTCAATGTACTCTAGCGTTTATTGACCATGAAGGTATTCCATTATTGATGGTGAATTCGCTGGTATCATTGTATATATCTATGATGTAATGAAGATGAACAAGATGTCTCATTCATCTACATTAACTCTAGAATAGCTCTAAAGTGTGTTAGCCATGGTTGACGTAGCGATGGCGGGGGACTAGATTGGTCATGATGGTTGGTTTGCTTACCTCTGCCCTACGGGTTTGCAGAGACCGAGATTAGCCATCGGGCTGTTTGTCATCGTTAATCGACCATTGAGCATTGCTCACACCTAGCCCGCATTGGGAAAGGGAAAAGCAATGATCGTTGTCCACGTTGATCGTGGTCTAGATAAGCCTTATGCAAGGGCTTATGCCGACCGCGTTGACTATCGCCGCAAGCTCTCGCACGTTGATAGCGAGTATGCTTGCGGTCGCTATCCTGCTAACTATCCGCTGCCAGCTATCCCGCTTAAAGTTAAATTCGAGTGGCGCGATAGCGGTAGCAAGTTTCCGCGACACACAACGTCTAATGCAAACGACCAGTTAGCGTTAAGGATTTACAAGAGGGGCCAACGTTCTAGAATAGGGAACGCTTGGCAATCTTGGTTTGGCCGTTCAGTTAGATTTACCAACAATTATGATGGTGAATTTTCCTGAACCTATCACGTTTTGCCATCATCACGCGGGTTAGCTGCGAGCAATGCCATTGGTCACAACCTAGAGAGAGAGAAAAGCTATGAATACCAATATCAACGAAGCACAGCACAAGCTTGCCATTGAATTGTCCAACGCCATTGATGAAAGCGTTGATAACGCTGTGTCATTCGTGGCGCAAGCCAAGTCGGACTATCAAGGCGGTCCGCTCAAGGTTCTGGTCGCCATGAAGATGGCCTACTCGGATGAGCAAATGGCCCAATTCCCGAAGGTGGGAAGCGGAAAGGAAAAGGATTATCAAGGCAATAATCCTGACTACTACAAGGTGCCGTCATTCGGGAAGGATGGCAAACGGACTGAAAAGCTTGTGTCTTTCTACGTAGAATTCGCCGACAACACACCATCGGGAAAGAATACTGTTCAAGCTTTGGACTGGCTGTCTCGTGCAGCTAATGACAAGGCAAAGCAGGATGATATCCCGGCGGACATTAAGAAACTGAACCCACACCAACGTGAAGTTGAGCGAGCTCGGTTGGAAGGCAGACGGAACACCATTCGTTCCAGCTACAAAGCAGCGATCAAGCTTCACTATCAATTCGAAGCCATCAATGCTTTGCAGTATGTCGAAGCCGTGCCAATTCCTGGAGTGAAGGAAGGCGAGTTCGAGAACGTTGTTCTCGTTCGTTCAACGGTTCCGGGTCGTGAGACTATGGACTTTGAACACTATTCATTGTCTGCTTTCATTCGGCTTGATGCGGATAAGGCAGCAGAGAAGGGCGGCACGTTGGCCGCGCTTAAAGAGACTGCCAAGCGAGAGCAGGAACCGGAAGGTGGCGGTACTGGAACAACGGTCAACATCAAGACCGTTGATACATACCGCAAGGTTATCAACGATGTGCATGCCTTCATGGATGAGGCATGGACTGCCAAGGACAAGGCTAAGTACACTGACTTACTCAAGGTCTTAGGGCCGAGAGGCGGTGCAGGTTCCGACTTGTTCGCTTTGTCCATGTATCAGGTATACAATATGCTCGGAGATATTTACCGGCATGATGACATACGGGCCAGAGCTGAAGCTTTGAATGAGGCGGACCTGAAGAAGGCGGCCTAGTCCGACATGCAAGTTGCTGCCCATCTAAGACGGTGGGCAGTAGCGTGCATACCGCACGACTAGGAGAGAGACAATGGATTATCACGTTCGCATGACTATTCGCCGTTCCTATGGCAGAGACAATGGCAAGCAGCATGTCAGTCTACAATGCCATTACCTACCGGCTATCGACCGCAAGCACGCGGAGTGCATGGTTGACGCACTGAACCAAGGATCAGTCCGCCGCTTTGGCAATGTGTTCGACCATACGTTTGAAGTAGTCGCGTCAGTATGGACGGGCAAGGGTCGTGTCTATCTGGATACCATCTGCCTTGAACAGATCGCGGATGAATATACCAAGCCGGAACACTACGCGAAGGCAGCCGAGTAACAGTGTGTGATATAACTGCAACCCTGTGGCAGAAATGTCACAGGGTATTTTTATGATAGGTCGGCGTTGTGTGCGTATGTGCATGTGTTTTAATTGTTCATTGTATATTAAATGATTAGAATAATTCATTGAAAATGATGATAGGTTTGTCACGTGCGCGCATGTGTGCCCACGCAATCCAGCCAACAGCAAATAGACACGGTTGACGTAAGGCCAGCGTTATGCGATGATGTACATACTGGAAGAAAAGATTCACACAAACAAGGGCAAACCCAGATGAGCAAATACCGAAACATATTCAACAATCCGCTGGACGTATCCACGTTGCCGTATTCGCTAACGCGCAAGTTCGGCGATGTTCCTGACATCCAGCAAGCGCATGACATATTCGTGGTTGATGACAATGGCTATGTCACAATCAAGAATCCTGCGCCTAAGACCAAGCTTTCGCCATACATTAGCTAGTTAGCGCTAGCATTGTAAGGTTAATACGCTGCTCTGGCGTAAACAGAGAAGGCACCTGGGTATGTGCGTAGAAACTGCCCTACATTTATGTCTTAAACAGGGGTAAAGACAATGAACTTCATCTTTAGAGCATACAACAGTGAAGGTGAACAAATCTTCACATGGGAAGGTCAAGCACTGGAAATGTCTGATTTCCTGGAGAAGTTCTGGTTGTTCCTGTCTAACCGTAAGCCTAATTGGGCTAGGCTGAGCACAGATTTGGCGGTGTGAAATGAAGATTCATATAATGGAATTCTGTACAAATGAAACTGGACTTCAAAGCTATCGCCTAGTGCTAATGATCTTGAATGATCGTTGGCATCGTACTCGTTATGAATATGAAGTAGAAGAAAACATTCCACATTCAGGTACAACCAAGACCATACACAGGATTACTTGGTGGAAACGGGGAATTAGATGAAACGCATTGGTATCTTCATTGATGGCAGCAATCTCTATGCATCTGCCAAGGCTCTGGGATTCAGAGTTGATTTCACCAAGATGTTAAACCATTATAAGGCCATGGGCGATGTTGCCCATGCACTGTACTTCACAGCTCTGCCACCTAAACACGTGGAATCACCATTGAGAAAGATGGTGGACTACGTGGACTACAATGGATTCAATGTGATCCAGAAGGAAACCAAGGAATACATTGATCCCGATGGCAAGACAAAGATCAAGGGGAATATGGATGTGGAAATCGCTGTTTACGTGGAAGAGGTTGCTGCTAGTATTACTGACTTGTTTCTATACTCTGGCGATGGTGACTTCCGAATCCTCCTGGAGTCAGTTCAGCGCAGACATGGTGTTCGCTGCACTGTTGTTTCGGCTCGCTCGTTAGTCGCAGATACTCTGCGTAGACAGGCCAATGAGTTTGTGGACTTGTCTGATTTGAAAGGTATCTTCAACCATGGTGTTGAAGTCACACTCAAACGTTCAATCATATTTGGTAAAAGGAATACACCATGAAGAAGATTGTTGAAGTGACTCTGCCCGAGCATGTGGGCCATGATCTGTGTGTCCAGCATGAGTGCATGGCTGATGCAACTCCGGACGAGATGTATCAGGCAGTCATGGTGCTGTATCCTGAATACGTCGAACTTGCAATTGTGATTACAAGGGGAGATGACAATGCGTAACGTCATGATTGGACTGCTGGTTGCTGGATTAAACCTATCATCAACGGCCGATTGGAGCGTCAAACATGACGTTGGTACTGTGCCTAAACACGTTAATAGCAGCCATATTCGTTGTATTTATGAGTGTAATCGCAACGTTGTTGGTGATGGAACGTTGCAGAAGCCGCCGCAGGCGAAGCCAATACCGTATCAGGGACTGGATTGGTCGTTGACGACTGATCCTCAATACAATTTAAAGCATGAGATCAAGGCTAGTCTGGAACCTCGTGAAGACAAGCCCAAAGATCCCAAATTCACTGCATTTGTCAGACATTTGATGGCTCTGGCTGGATTCGGCATCATCGTAGGCTTGTGGTTGATGTTCAGCAAAAAGTGACGGTTGACGTAAGCCCACCATCTTGAGATAATAGACATACTAGAAATGGGGAATATCAATGGCAAACAGAACTATGCAACAGAAAGAGATGAAGATGCGCAGAGCCTGGGCAAAACCATTCTCACGTCCAAGTATGATTGTGCCCAATCGTGGCATATTACAGCAATACAAGAATGCAGCTAAGGGGTTGGCTGTACCGGACTATGAAGTGGATCAGATGATCCGTGATCTATATGGTCGTGATCCATTCAAGAATACTCCGTCTGCCAGAGCTGAAGTTGTTCAGCTATTGGAACAGATGAAGCTTCATGTTCCCAGTCTACAATTCTTTCAACTAATCGATAACTGTTACCAGCGCGCCCTGTGCTGGTTCAATCCAACTCAGACCTGCTATGTCCTAACCCATACAGACAAACGCAGGCACATGTTCAAACGCTCGATGGAATATCCCTCCAAAGCAGATGCAATGTCTGCATATCATCGAGACAAAGTTGTGTGGGTACTCAAGGAAACCACCGCTCCAAGTAACTCAGGGTAGTTTGCCCCTTGTACCTGAGTTGCGGCCCCATCGTGTGTTGCTCCCCTCAGCACACGGTGGGGTTTTTATTTATTCATACATTAGTCCATTAACTACTCAGAAAGGAGAAGGTTGTGGATGACGTAGAATGGCAATACCCGTGGGTAATACCACTGGTTGGAGAAATCCTATTGCTACTCGGTGTAGCACTGGGACTACGGTACCTCTACCGACGTTACAAGTACAATGCACTGGGTGCTTACTATAGGTGGATACGTAATCCACTGAATAAGTATCTGGTTCATCCTGTGCGTCGTGCGAGGACTCGACGTAAGGGGAATGCAATGGCCAAGTGGCGTAAAGGATACGTTGCTGATCTATTGTACGGTCACATCTTCCAAGATTGGCACGATGGTAAGATCACCAAGCATGAAGCCACGCAGGTTGCGAAGCTCTTGGGCAAGGAGTGGAAAGATCTGTTGCCTGGCAACAAGGACCGCCGCGCTATTGCGCGTAGGTTGGAGAAGAACAAGGAATACGAGATCGGTCCGAAGAATCCCATTCCTGGGCCTAAGCCGGGCGAGAACGTAATCCCAATTCGTGAAGGCTTGGGGAGTAAGTATCTCTCCAGAAAGAAGTCAGCATGAACCCAATCTCCAAAGCAAAGAAGATCATCCAGCGTGTTAAGCTGGATCAGAGGACGTGTTCAATCTGCAACACGTCATTCCTGTCGCGTAAGCAGAAGACCATACACCTGAGGCTTCACAGACCAGCCCGGCCTGAGAAGAAGATCATTCAGCTACAAGCATAGAGAGAGATCATGATCAATCAACCTCAATCAATCATTCACAAGCTACCCGGACACTTGATCCCTTCGGCTCTGCTGGAGACAGCATCCAAGGTGTGTCCCACAGTCTCGGGCTTTGCTGTCCGTGACAAAGAAGGCGATGCTAATGTACTATCGGTTGAAAAGACCGATAAGTCCATTCAGGTTTCCGATCTGGAGAAGCTAAACACAGCTACGAAGGATTCGGAGTTGGTTCTGTACATGGCCAACATGCCCGGCGAGCATACCGCAGATGATATACAGCCGTTCACCGTGACCATCTTTGCCGACGAGAATGATACCGCCGGTACTGACATTCTTTCCGTATTCGTGGAAGGCGACTTCCCGACATACTCCAAACCTGATTCCGGTCACACGGACGAGTACAACTTCTATGAAGAATATCTCATGCCCAAGCTGGGTGAGATCTTCGAGGACTGCAAGCAGGACATTGCTGCATTCGTGGCACGTCTGCACAAGCCTTCGTTCGAGAAGGATGTGAAGGCACAGGCGGGTCATCGATGTGCGTTGGTGTTCCTGCCCATCGAAGGTGATGCAGTCAAGTTCGGCAACAACGAGGACCTCGGTCGTGGCTATGATTGGGGTACCACATCTCAGCATCACAACTGGGATGCGAAGAAAGAAGAGAAAAAACCTATCACGAACGCTGCGGCAGCTGTTTCCGATGGCGTCAAGAAGGTTCTTTTCGGCAAGAAGCCTCCTGTTGGTGGCGAACCGACTGGTCCCAAGCTGCCTGATGGCGTGCATGCCGTGCCTCCGAAGGTCACTGAGCCACCCAAGACCGATACTGCCATCAACGCAGGTAAGGTCCAGGTTCAGGTGCCCAAGAAGCTCGAAGGCAAGGCTCGCAATCGTTGGATCAGGTTGTTCAACAATGGCAAGCTGCCCGAGAACCACGTCATGCAGGATCTGAAGATTTGGGTCGATCCTGGTCGTGTCGAGTTCACCAAGCGAGATGTCAAGACCAGTGCTGACATCGACATGCTGGAAGAAGAGATTCGCACTGGAGCCAAGAAGGAACAGCCGAAGGATATGAAGACGGCTGAGCCTGTTAAGGTCGAAGATAAGAAGTCCAGTCCAGCTGATTTCCTGCCAACTCTGGATGACAAGGAGATGTCCGAGGCTACTCAGGTCTTGGCCAACTTCCTGGATCGTGAGAAGGCTCCCAGTCCTCTGGATATTCAGAAGATGGAAGCTCCGTGGCCAACATTCTCCAACAAGTTCGGCATTCCATTCACGGACATGTATCGTCTGACCGTCCATGATTGGAACCAGTTCGACAAGAAGGCTCTGATCCTGGCACTTCTGGAGTTCAAGTATAGCTCCCTGAAGAACAGCCAGATCAAGCTGGAAGATCTGGTCGGTACGGCCAAGGAAGTCAAACAAGTCGGCAACACGACCATCGTGAAGGAGATTCCTCCGCAGCAGTCCAAGACTGCGGGTGAGAAGCGTGCCCTGATCTGGGGCAAGAAGTCCGCTGCCTAACACAGCAATTGACCGGCTACTTTGTCAGGGATAGTCGGTTGATCGGTGGGTGTCGGTAGACGGACTAGGCATTCGGAAGCCGGCACCCATTCGCTGCTGAATTCCCGCAAGGTGAATTCAAGCTTCTGAATGGAGGAATCAATGTTTGACATGCTATTTCCCAAGGTCAATGCCAAGGCAATCGTTCAAGAAGCCTTGATCCGTAGTAAATTCACTCCAGACATCACATTGCTTGAGCAGAGCCAGTTCCAACTGGTGTTCGTGTGTGATGATCTGATGAAGGCAGGCCAGAGATATCAGATTATCCGAGAGAATTCTGCTTATGTCTGCCGAGGTTTCACTCAGAGACCATATCAGTTCTATCGCCGTAGGGTTGATGGAGCTGGTGTTGTGATGCGTCCGAATAAGGTCTATAAAGACCGATATGATTTCTCAGCCCTGAAGATCAAGGGTGAAATCCATTGTGTTGAGTCCGTGGATGGTATGGTTAAGCTTGACAATCATTACCAGAACGGAGTACAATACAAAAGGCATAGAGTTCATATTCTCTATCCCTTCCGCCAGCATGGGCAGGTGGTCAACAAGACCACAGATGGCAAGCCATTGCCTTACACCCTGCAGGGCAACAAACACTTCCTCCTTCCCGAACGAGTTGAACCCATAGAAGCTTGGATGTACTTCGGTCTCCGTAGCTACTGGAATGATCTTCTGGATGGGGGATTTCTATTTGAACCTGTACGTATTTTAGAACCGAAAGAAGATCGTAGTTGGCTGATCAAGTTTTACAGTTACCTAAATCGACCGTAACGGAACAGCATGTTCCTTGCCCCGACTGTGGCTCATCTGATGCTCTGTGCAAGTACGCAGATGGCCACAGTTACTGCTTCAGTTGTTTAACATATACCAAATCAGAGAATGATAATGAAGAAACCTATACCTATGAGTACCTGCCATGGAGAAACGTCAGTAGAGAAACGTTTGAGTTCTATAGAGCGAGAACTAAAATCGATGGAGATGGCAGACCGATTTCTATTGGTTATCCTTATCCTAATTCTAGTTACAAAGTTCGCCTTCTAGATAAGAAATCATTTTACTCGCAAGGCGATATAAGCAAAGCTGGTTTATTTGGTCGTGATAGGTTTATGGCGGCCGGTAACAAGACAGTTACCATAACTGAGGGAGAGTTAGATGCTTTATCGCTTTGGCAAGTTCTACGCAGTCCTGTCGTCAGCGTTCACAGCGCTTCTAGTGCTTTTGCTGACTGTAGCGTGGATCGATCCTGGGTTAACTCATTCGACAAGATTGTACTGGCGTTTGACGGAGATGAAGCAGGACGTGAAGCAGCTGCTAAAGTTGCAAAGCTGTTTGATTACAACAAGGTTTTCGTGGTGCGATATCCCGGCGGCACCCGCAAAGACGCCAACGATTATCTACGGGCCGGAGAAAGGGACGAGCTTCTAACCTTATGGCACGGAGCCAAGAAGTTTCTCCCTGAAACGATCGTCTCCTCGTGGCATGAGTTCGAGAAGATCATCAATGAGAAGCCTAAGCTCGGTGTGCCATATCCATTTCCAACCTTGAACTACATGACTTATGGCATCCGCACCGGAGAGTCAGTGTTGATCACGGCTCAGGAAGGTGTGGGTAAAACAGAGGTGATGCATGCAATCGAGCACCAGCTACTTCTTGAGACGGACGAGCCAATTGGGGCGATATTCCTGGAGGAACCGAAGAAGCGTCATCTACAAGCCATTGCAGGAATTCACCTGCAGTGCCCTGCTCACCTGCCTGACAGTGGTGTATCAGATGCAGAAACTTTTCGCGCCGTACAAGACGTGGTTAGGGTGGACGAGCGTTTGCACATCTATTCTCACTTTGGATCAGATGATCCTGAGGTTATCCTCGATACCATTAGATTTCTGGTATCCGCACGTGGTTGCCGGTATATTCTTCTCGACCACATTACTATGGTTGTTAGTGGTCTTGGAGGAAAAGACGAAAGGACTAGCCTCGACTATCTCTCGACTCGTCTCGAAATGATGGTCAAGGAGTTGGACTTCGCATTGATTGTTGTCAGCCATGTCAATGATGATGGTCTAACTCGTGGCAGTCGTAACATCTCCAAGATCGCAGATATCCGTGTTGATCTATATAGAGATGTAACATCGGCAGACCCTGTTGTTCGCCGTACTACCAGACTGGTGGTCTCGAAGAACAGGTTCTGCGGTCGCACTGGACCAGCAGGGGAACTGTTGTTTGATCCAGCTGCGTATACCTTAAGTGAGTTTGTTGAACCACCACCTAGCAATGTGAAAGGGGATTACGATGCCCAAAGCTATCCGTGGAGAGATTCGGTCGTGGCGTAGAGTTGCACCTCGTGAATGTAAAGGTGTCAAGAAGTGGGCCATTGAAGGGGCAGCCTATGATGATCAGGAAGAAGCATATTTTGATGGAGATAATATAATCTTGTTGAGTGTAGAATTGATGGAAGGTGCCAATTATTATCTGGCACGAAGAGATTCCGGTGAAACCTGGAAGCTAGAGAAGTCCGAGGAAGTTTCATGAGATATCCATGGAACCTGGACTACTGGAAATCTGGTGAATGGCAAGTCGTCAATGAACGTTTGAAAGACATGGAGAGAGCCAATGTCGGATACAACCCGCGACGCACTAATCTTTTTGCTGCCTTGTCTCGCACTAGTCTTGATGATGTGGTTTGTGCCATCATTGGTCAGGACCCTTATCCCCAAGGAGGATTCGCAACAGGATACGCTTTTAGCATACCGAGAAGCGTTGAACCAAGAGACTTCCCGCCCACGCTTAGAACCATTTTCTCCGAATACCATTCCGACTTGGGATACCCCATCCCCGATCACGGTGATCTTGGCAGATGGAGTGACCAAGGAGTACTTCTATGGAACGCGATCCCAAGTTGCAGATCAGGTGTTTCTCTATCTCATGACTGGGAAGAGTGGTCGTGGCTCACCCGCGAGATCATTACTAAACTTTCACATAAGGGAATTGTATTTGCGTTCCTTGGAGGAGTCGCTCGACGATACCTCGAATACGTAGACCTCACAAATAACGAGGTGATCCTGACTAGTCATCCTAGTCCGAGAGGAAGCAGAGCATCCAAGACCCCATTCGAGGGCAGCAGATTGTTCACCACAATCAACGATAAACTACTGAACCAGGGTCTCAAGGCAATAGATTGGAGACTAGATGTTCAAGATCAACGAGACGAGAGTGATCAGAAAGTTCCACGACGATCAGGTGTGGTTTGGAATAGTAACCGACGTCTATCGTGGACTGACGGGAAGAACGTTGGTGGAGTGCACCACCCCGGAGAACTACAAGTTCATGAGTGATCCATCACATCTGGAGATCATCAATGGGCCGGAATCCCTATAACCAAGCTAACCGCATCGCTCGTATTCATCATGAGCTACATGAAACCATGGAGCATCTGATGAAACACGACATGGCTGGCAAGGAAGAACTACGTTGGGCTTGTGTCTGGATTGATCTGGCCTACAAGGAATTGATCAAGTCCAAGGACGAGGATTGATACGTATAAAAATTGTCCGGTAAATTTTGGAGGGCCTCATGAATAGGGAAATTCAGCTTCTACAAACGTTTGAAACCTCTGGGTGGTGCCCTACCACCTGCCGGAGAAAATAACGCACCACGGGGCTTCCTAGGGCCGTACAGAGGCATTCTAAAATGAACCTAGCACAGCATATCAGAGTGGAATTGAAGAAATCTGAAGAATATATCAATAATAATTGGAGATGGGCTGAGAGTTGTCTCAATTATGGCAACATGAAGGCTTATTACTATCACCGAGAATTGGTATCTCACTTCTCTGGCAGACGTAGGTTCTATCTCCGTGAGTTGCTCAGAGTACAGTTGAAAGAATTCGATAGAGGTTGATCCATGCTGAAGCTAGTTGTTAATAATCAAGATGAAGAACCGTTACTTCAGACAGCAGGTAAAGGACCTAGGAGTGGAGACTATCTGTCCAAGATGAAGTGTGGTACTGAGTTCTTGGTTAAACATAAACTTCAGTCCACATGGATGTTGAGTGAGTTCACACACGGTGGACTTAAGGAAGGTTGTGTGTTACTGTGTCCTACGGTGACACTCAATGATCCCAGGACATGGATGTGGGTTGACCCCACATTGTTCTGTAATGCATTTGAACTACGTGCAATATTAGAGGAGCCCGATGACTAACGTAATTAATATACCAGACCAGGCAAGTTTCTGGCTGGCCAATATGTTGAAGAGAAGTCTGAAGCATATGAAAGCGAAGAACCTTGAAGGTAAATATGACGAAGCTATATTCAAGGAAGAAGCATTACTTAGGTCTTTCTTCGACAACGCATTAGAAAGATCAGCAGCATAAGGAGCAAGGGAATGAAGGAATCTTTTTCGAGTGCACTAATCATCGTGGCAGCGATTGCGATCATCGTAGCGTGTGCCATCTATGCAGCAGAGCACGTCCACTGTGTGGACTGGTTCTTCGGCAAGACCTGTGCAATGACGGTTCACTAACCAATACCAACACCGGTCAGAGGTTATCTCTCTCCCTCTGGCCGGTTACTCTTAGGATATATTTTATGAATGTAGAAGAATTAGTTAAAGAACTACAGAACTTCCCTCCACATCTAAGAGTAGTTGTAGATGGATATGAAGGAGGAGTAGACGACATCTTCTCTGATAACATTGAACGGATATTTATTAAGCTCAATGCTAATGTTGAAGATTATGAAGGCGCACACGAGCAAGTTGGACTTGAGAAATCTGACTGTGAAGCTATACTAATCGGAAGATGAAGGTTGTAATAGACATAGAAGCGAATGGGTTACACAATCCCACACAGATATGGGTGATTGTGTGCAAGGATATTGAGACCAAAACCTATCACATTTTCAGGAATTTAACGAATGACCCCATTGAGTACGAACGATTTAGGGCTTGGGCTAGTAATATTAATCTTTGGATCGGTCATAACATTCTCGGTTATGACTTACCAGTTATCAGAAATCTACTGGGAATTGAGATCGATACGGAAAGAGTTATTGACACTCTCATCATCTCAAAGATGGCTGATTACCCAAGGCAAGGCCATTCTATTGAGAACTACGGAATTGAATTTGGATTGGAAAAGGGTCATTACTCCGATTGGTCTAAGTATTCACAGGCCATGGAGGACTACTGTCTAAGGGACGTAGATATCTGTGAACTAATATACCTTAAGTATATAAAGTATATTAATAAGGAAGAACATAGTTTATGCATATCTTTAGAACATAGATTTCAGAATATAGTTAATAATCTTAGTTCTAATGGATTTAGCTTTAATGTAGATAAAGCTACTAAGTTACTTAGTAAGGTAGAAGAAGAACTAAGTATCTTAGATAGAGATATCTTAGATACCTTTCCTCCTAAGTTAAAGTTAATCAGAGTAGTAACCCCTAAGAGTACTAAGTATGGTACTATTAGTCTTAGTTCTATACCTAAGGTACTTAGAGATGATCTTACTTGTCTTACTATAGATGCTCCATTTAGTTTCTGTTCATGGGTTGAATTTAATCCTTCTAGTCATAAACAGATTGTAGATGTCTTAAATGAAGCTGGTTGGAGACCTGTAGATAAGACCTCTACACACATAGAGGCAGAGAGAGAGTATAATAGATTAAAACATACTAAACATAGAACTACTGAGGTTGACACAAGGCTTCAGGAGCTGTATGATAAACTTACAATAATGAAGAAGGCAGGATGGAAGGTAAACGAAACTAATCTGGATACCTTACCACAAACTGCCCCTGCACCAGCACGCTTCCTCGCGAAGCGGATCATGCTTGAGTCCAGGCGTCGGACTCTCACCGAGTGGTTAGATCTCGTCACCTCAGACGAGCGTATTCACGGCCGGTTTTACGGCATCGGCGCTTGGACTCATCGCATGGCTCATCAGCAGCCAAACACTGCCAACATTCCCAATGAGTTTGATACAGCCGGCAAGAAGAAGCTGTATGGGAAAGAGCTACGTTCTCTATGGCAGGCTCCCAAAAATAGACTGTTAGTTGGTGTTGACGCTGAAGGTATTCAGCTTCGTATCTTTGCTCATTACATCAATGATCCAGAGTTCACTGAAGCTTTGGTCAATGGGAAGAAGGAGGATAAAAGTGATCCGCATTCTCTCAACCAAAGAATTCTCGGTCCTGTCTGTAAAAGCAGAGCGGCAGCAAAGAGGTTTATATATGCCCTGTTACTGGGCGCTGGTACCGGAAAGCTTACTGAGATACTGGGTTGTGAAGATGAAGAAACCCGGAGAGCACTTGACAGATTACTACAAAGGTATACTGGTTTCGAGTTCCTTAAGACCACGGTTATTCCTAAGGACGCTAAGAGAGGTTGGTTCACTGGGCTCGACGGACGCCCAGTTAGAATACCTGGAGACACGGTTGGACAACGAGGACATCTATGTATGTCTGGATACCTGCAGAATGGGGAAGCAGTGGTGATGAAGATGGCTACCCTTAAGTGGGAGCATAAACTCAAGGACATGGATGCCATGCTAGTGAACTTCGTTCATGATGAATGGCAGACTGAATGTCCAAACAATATGGAGGTTGCAATACGAATAGCTAAGATGCAAGCAGACAGTCTACGTGAAGTAGGCGAAGATCTAAAACTTCACTGTCCTTTGGCGGGATCGTATTGGAACGATGACGACAAGGACTATACCATTGCTACCAATTGGAGTAAGACGCACTGATGATCGACATTAATGAAATTAATATGTTGACGGCATACCTGGAAGCTAACAGAGACAGCAAGGTATTGTTGGAACCAGATCAGGTTGATCTAATACTGGAGATTATAGACGCATATGAAGATAGAGAAGATTATTAATGCCGCAGTTTAAGAAGACACGTATTTATTTCATTCAAGGTAAGTGTAAATGGTTCAGAAATAAGACCGTTAACCAATGGGATAAATACTCACATCAACTTTATCCTGATCAGAAGGGCATGGAGATACTCCGTGAACTTCAGGCAGAAGGAATGAAGAATGTAATCAAGAAGGATGATGATGGTTGGTATATTAACTTCGGTAGACCTGTAGTCAAAGAGACAGCATCAGGTAAGAAGATTGGCTTCGAACCACCGGAGGTATTCGATAAGGATGGTGTTCCATTCGATGGTCTAGTTGGTAATGGTTCAGACATTACAACTAAGATTGAAGTATATCCCTATGACTTTAAAGGTAACAAAGGTATTGGAGTTAGATGGGTTTCATCTAGAGTTGATAACTTAGTTCCTTATGAAATGGACCGTGATGCATCCGAGGAAACGAAAGATGCAGCTCGTGGTCTAAAGGATCAGCCTGAACAGTTGTTTTAATAACTGCGACGTTGATCCAGCTCGCAAGAGGGCCTGTGGGATTCGCCTCCGCGACAGGCAGAAATTCATAGCATGAAGCCTCTACGCTTCGGGATACCCCAACCTCCCGCAGGACTCAGGTACCTGGCTATAGAACCAAGCACTAACCCTACTGGGAATGTAACTATCTGGGTGACGCCCCTAAACTTCGTCAGCAATAGTCCGTGACACCGGCTGCAATACCGGTTCAGACGCTACTACGGTGGTGAAATAGGTCTGACTTATATTAGGAATTCACGGTGAGCAAGGTAGTGAGCGAAGGTAGCGAGTGCACCTGTACATGTGTCTCATTAGCACAATGGCAGTAGATCAAACAGACTGTCGCGTATGCTGTGAGCTGTGGTGCATAGTTCACATAACCTCTGTAGAGGGCACGTATGAGGGTAAAGGACTTGCCTTAAATGGCTAACCATCTGAAGCAATACTGGTGGCTGAAGAGAGTGTCTCCTTCACCGATTGGTTCGATTCCAATCCTCCGAGCAATAGGCGGAGACTGGCGGCTAGGCGTGGAGTATGGTGTAGGTTCGAGTCCTACGTAGCATGGGCTTCTGAGCAGTTGACCCAGGTATGCGCCTCCATGTAGTAGTTACGATGACAACAGGTAAGGCTTCAATAATCCCGTGAAACGGATAGATGTTGGTTCAAATCCAACCCAGCATTTGTAATGAAGTAGGATGGTGATAAAAGCGAGACCCGATAGCTTCAATGGTAGGTGATACTTCTCAACCTCACTGACCCAACTGCTTCCACTGTTCAAGCAAGATAGCCTCTGAAGCTATCCCAGATGGCCCTGTGGATCAGGTAGCGTAGACGTAGCATTCCAGTACCGTGCAGCGGATACAGATAACCTCCGTGCCTATGAGCGTGATGCACAACAAGTCGGAAGACCGAGGAATGTGTGGCATGGATTGTCTATCCAGAAGCCAGGGAACTAATCCTGAAGTCAGGATGAGAAAGGCGGACACCGTCGCTTTACACCGGGTGTGTAGGGTAGAGACAAAGTAACCGCGCTCACAGCTTGATTTGACCTGACGGCAAATCAGCAGCAACAGACTACTATGACTAGACCTAACGCTGAAGTGAATAACCAAGCATAGGTTGAATGGGTAGCTAAGACGC